ACCTCGGACCGGGCCGGCCGTACCGGGCGCAAGGGCAAGTGAGCACGGCCGGGGACAAGCTGCCCGCCCTCCGCCGCAAGAAAGCCCAGGTCCCCGCGGCGGCGGTAGCATCGTCCGGCCAGTCAGGCAATCCGGCCGCCGCGTACGAGTACCCGGACCCCGACGCCGGGATCATCGGCCAGGGCGCCACCGGGGACCACGCGGACATCCCGGAATGCCCGCTCTGCCGCGCGCACGGCGGCGGCGGCCACGGCAGCAACTGCCTCAACACCGGTAAGGACCCGGCAGACTGGATCAGCGAGCTGCCGGACGGCTGGACCGGGAGGGCCGCCTGATGGCCAGCCTCACCGACCTGCGCAATGCCCTTGCCGCCCAGATCACCCAGTACACCGGGCTGCGCTGCGACGGCCAGGCCCGCGATCAAATAACGCCGCCATGCTCGGTCGTGATCCCCGGCCAGCCGTTCATCCGGTACGGCACCACCATGGGCGAGTGCATGGGCATCAACCTGGCCGTGCTGCTGATCATCTCCGACGCCGCCCCGGTGGAGATGGTGCAGCGGGGAATGGACGCATACCTGGGCGTCGAGCACTCCGTCCCCTCGGTCTCGGTCCCGGAGGCCATCCTCAAGGATCCCACGCTGGCCGGGACCGCGGAATGGTGCGTGCCGGTATCGGTATCGAGCTACGGCCGGATCGAGTACAGCGGCGTCCAGTACTTCGGTTCCAGAATCAATCTGGATATCGGCGCCACAAGCGTGTAGCTCAACTGTTTACAGGTTGCCATCCGGTATGTTAGGACACCCGCAGTGAGCAATCGTGACTACTGAACCAGGTATCGCGGCGATGAGCCCTGCTTTAACATCGTCAGTCTCGAACCACCTCTTGGGTCCCCGGCCAGTATGCCCTGCTTTAACTTCAGCTTGCACAGATTCGGCTCGGAACATCGGCCCGAGCAGGCGTTCGACTTGAGCAGCAGGTACCAGACCCCACTGAAATTTACATCTGTACTCGTGGAGCAGGTCACGGGCTGCTTGCAGGTTAGAACGGCTGACAAATAGAAAATTGCCGTTTTGCTCATCAGAACTTGAGGGCATCGGCCGCACCGCTAACACTCTCATAGATAGGAACCGCTGTGCGGGGGCTAGCCCTGGTCACCCGGGTGTGATGCAAGCGTACGCTCAAGAACGGACGACCACCATGACTACTGTTCTGACCAGCCTGGATGCCGATACCAGTTCAAGCACCTTCCTGGCACACTGCGAGGAATGCGGGTGGCCGCTCTATGAAGGCGATCGCCAGGACAACGAGCACGTTTACTGCCAGCCCTGCCGCAACCTGATCGAGACTCCGGGAGCCCCGGCCATGCGGACCGACCCGAGGTCACCGCCTGAAGCCGCGTTCTACACCCAGGTGTGCCTGAGCTGGCCACGTCGGACGGCGCATCTGCTCAAGCCGCAGTTCCCGGTACCCGCAGGCGGCAAGATGTACCTCGCCGACTTCGCTATCACCTTTCCCTGGGCCAGGCTCCTCATCGAGATCGACGGACGTGAGTTCCACTCCTCCCGAGAAGATCGGCAGAAGGACTACCGGCGCGAACGCGCCCTGATCGAAGAGGGCTGGACGGTCCTCCGGTTCACTGGAGTCGATATCTACCATGGTGTCGCGTACTGTGCCGACCAGGTCTGGCGGATCCTGCGCCGTCGTGCACTGGAGTATGTTGAGACCTGGAACTTGGGTGTGGCCAGTGGTCAGCCGGAACTCTCCTCGGCGGCCTAGCTAATGTGTGCCCAGGACTCACGCAGGACGATACGGCTGATGTGCGCCTGGCTGACTCCGTACTCTTGTGCCAGCCTGACCTGTTTGCGCCCAGCTGCGGCTTGAGTACGAATCGCGATGATATCAGCAGCACGAAGCCTGGCGTTGCCCTGGCGTTCGCCGCAGGCCATGGTGCCATCCCGGTACTTATCGTCAGAGTTCTCTTGCCCAGTGCCCCAGGATAGCTCCCCCGGCCGGTTGTCGAGTATCCCGTTCGGCCCGTGACGGCTCTGCTGCCCGGGTTCCGGATCGCCCTTGAACGCCCGGAGTACGAGCACGTGAACAGGGACGCTGCGGACGACACCGTACCTGCTGAGACTGACACGGAAGTAACCATCACCATCTAGGAATGGTTTCAGGACCTTGCCGCCGCGCCAGCCAGCCGTAGTCATGTGCCGTATGCTGCGAACCTGGGCCAGGCTGCTGACCTCATAGAAGCCTTCGTAGTCCGGTACAGGCAGCCAGCATTCGGTATCATCGCTTGTAGCCACCAGGGTCTCCTCACAGACCTTGCGGGTCAGGCCCGGCTGACGGGGTAGACTCCCGCGACCGGGCCGAATAAGGTAAGTATACCGGGCCGTGGCCTGACTGGAGCCGGCCTCCCTGGAGCGTGTGAGGGGAGGTGATGCATTAGAATGCGTATTCTGATTGTGCATCCTGGCCCCGACTTTTCTGTACACGATGTCTTCACTGGGTGGTATGAGGCCCTGAAGGAACTTGGGGTAGAAGTTGCACCTTTTAACCTGAATGACAGATTGGTCGCCTTCGGCAGTGCCCTGGTTGACACCCACCAGTACGACGAGACCGGACATCCGCTCGTCAGGCCCATGTTCACCGAGGAGGGCATCTTTCACGCGGCCATGGAGGGCCTGAGTCACGCATTGTACTTAAACCTTCTGGCCAGACGTCGTGCTATTCGTTAGCGGTTTTTTCCTCAACGCCGGGACCATGCAGCTCATCCGTTCCCGCCGCCACAAGATCGTCATGCTGCACACGGAATGCCCTTATTTACCAGGACGACGAGCAGCTGATGCGCTCCCAGATGGCTGACCTGAACCTGGTCAATGACCCGGTCAGCCTGGAGGCGTTCCGCGAGTACGGGCCAGTCGCGTATGTTCCCCATTCCTACCGGCCGTCCGTGCACCATCCCCTGGAAGGGCCGCCCGACCCGGCCCTGGCCAGCGACCTGTGCTTCATCGGCACCGCGTTCCCGAGCCGGATCTCGTTCTTCGAGGCCATGAACCTGGACGGCATCGACGTGCTGCTCGGCGGGAGCAAATGGGGGGAGCTGGACCCGGCCTCGACGGTCGCCCGGTTCGTCGGGTCCCCGCTGGGCGAGGCGGACTGCGTTGACAACGCCCAGGCCATCCGGCTGTACCAGCACGCGAAAGCGGGGATCAACCTGTACCGGCGGGAGGTCAGCCTTACGTCGCGCTGGGACGGGCGGGCCGATGCGATGGGCCCTCGGGAAGTGGAGATGGCCGCCACCGGACTTTTCTTCCTGCGCGGGTCCCGGGCCGAGGGCGACAGGGTGCTGTCCATGCTGCCTACGTTCGGCGATCCGCATGACGCGTCCCAGAAGCTGCGCTGGTGGCTCGTGCACGATGCCGAACGCGAGGAAGCCGCCGTGAAGGCCCGGGCAGCTATCGCGGACCGGACGTTCGTGAATAGCGCTAAGCGGCTGCTCGGCCTGATCGAGAAGCTGTGAGACGCGGTGGCCTAACCCGTCCGGCGGATCTCGAATGAGCGGCCGGCGATGGTCAGCTCCACCGGGTCAGGCCCGACGTGATCGCAGATCGCCTGCGCCAGCGCGTTCCGGTCACCCGGCTGCCAGACGATCCCGGTCACGCCCTGGTCCCTGCCCCGGCGGAACATGACGCCGTCTGCCTGGTCGCGAGCCATCTGCTCCCCGATCTCGCGCGGGAGCATCTGAGGTTCAGTCATGACCTGAGCCTAATGCACGGTGGTTCCCGGAGATGGCTGCGCCGGGCTCTGCTGCGGTATCGCGTGCTCCAGGCGGTCCAGGTCGTGATGAACCGCATCCAAGTCTCCCCGGTTCTCCTCGATCTGGCCCGGGATGACCGTCCTCGGCGGCCCGTACACCGCGTCCTCCAGGTCATTCAGGCGCTGCTCGGCGCTGGACAGGCGGTTGCTCAGGTTCCGCAGGACCATGCCGACCGCGCGGTGGCGGGCCAGCTCAGCCGGGGTCATGTCACCGACCGGGGCCTGCTCGATCACCGCCAGCCCCTTGGCGAACTGGCGCTGGCCACGCTCGCGGTGGGCCTCGGCAAGGCCGGCAAATTCTCCGGGCAGCGCAATCCTGTAACCGCGGTTCCGGTCGCTGACCAGCGTCTTGCTGTGGTTTTTCAGTAGGCAGTTCCTGGCCGCCGCGACTGCCTGCCTGATCCGGCCGCGGCTGGCGGGGTCCGCCGGGTCGAGATTCAGTGCCTCTGCCAGTGTCCCGAAGGTCAGCACCTCGCCATACGCCCCGGCGGCGGCCATCTCCGTGACGATCACCCGCAGCGATTTGTCGCCGCGCGGGCTGAATGGTGCCATGTGAATCTCCTCTGATGGTGGTCCTGTGCTGTGCTGTGCTCTGCTGCGCTATACCGTGCTACGCTGCGCCGGGCTGTGCCAGGCTTGGCTGCGCTGGGCTTCGCTCTGCTACGCTGTGAAAGCCGTGGCCCCGTATCTGTGCTTCGCTCGGCTGCGCTGCGCTCTGCTGGGCTGAGCTGTGAAAGCCTGAGTCCCGTTCTGTGCTGTGCTCGGCCCCGTACCTGTGCTGTGCTTCGCTTCCGCTGGACTCCGCTGGGCTTCGCTCCGCTGGGCTTAGCTTGGCTGGGCTCAGCTTCGCTCCGTTCCTGTGCTGTGCTGGGCTGCGCTGGGCTTCGCTGAACTGCGCTTGGCTGCGCTTCGCTGAGCTGGGCTTTGCTATGCTGGGCTTCGCTGGGCTTCGCTGGGCTGCGCTTCGCTACGGATGTGGGCTGGTTACAGCTTCTCGGTGACGGCATTGAACAATCCGTAACCTAGTTTCCTGGCGTTGCCGATGCCGACCGTGGCCCCGGTGGCCTGGAGCGCCCGGGTGAACTGGTCGAATCCCACGATGTCGTTGAACACGGCGACCTGGAATGCCACGGCCCACCGCGGGAACACGGGCCGGACCGAGGGGACCATCGCCTTCTTGCCGCTGGGGTTCTTGTTGACCATCTTGCGCAGGCAGTGCTCCTCGCTGTCGAACAGCTTGCCCGGCTCCGGGCCGTCGTACTGCAGCGGTGCATCAACCGACGTGCAGGCCACCCCCTTGTCGACCTTGCCGCTCAGGGCGGTGCCGCCGATGTAATAAGCGCCCGTGCTCAGGGCCCGGCGCACTGACGCCCACGGGATGACCAGCTGGCCGCTGACCAGGTACAGGCTCGCCTGGTAGGCTAGCCGGTTCTTGCGGGCCTGGTCTTCCGCGGTCATCTGGTCTTTCTTGTCGGTGATCGCCTTGATCTGCCGGGCGATCGGGTCTTCCGGGTCGCTGTGCTCGATGGAATCCATCACCAGCGGCGTGGTGCCGGTCAGGGTGATGAGGACGGTGTCCACGTTGCCGAGGACTGATCGCGGTTCGGGCATGCTGTTCTCCTGTTCCTTTTTCTGTGCTCTGCTGTGCTGAACTTTGCTCTGCCCCGCTGAACTTTGCTCTGCCCCGCTGGGCTGGGCTGGGCTTCGCTGTGCTGTACTTTGCTCTGTTATCGGTATCGTATCAGTATGTGCAGCGATACGTCACACGGGTGCCCGGTCATGCGGGCTTGAGGGGGCAGGGACTGGCACGGCGTGGTATGATCAGGCATGGTCGGGAAGCCAGAAGTCTCTGCACACGAGATCCGTGTCTACAACGTGCTGGCCAGGGGCGAGTGGGTCACCAGCCAGCAGATAGCCGAACAGGCGCAGGTGGCCCCGAGGACAGCGAGAGCCCATGCCCTGAAGCTGGTCAGGCTCGGGGTGGCCGATCAGGCTGAGACGTTTCCGGGGCACCGCTACCGGCTGAGCCCACGGAACCGCGGCTACGCCGACCGGATAGCGCGCGCGGCGGAAGCGCTCGATATCACCCTGGAGACAGGTCCTGCCGGGCCTCGTCGTGCAAGCTAGCTGGCCCTGGGCACGGCGCGCAGGCGGGCCGGCGACGTGCGGGCGGGGGTATCCGGCAGCGTCACCTGCACCTCGACCGGGTACCGTACCCCGCCGACAATGACCGCCCCGCTGATGGTGACCGTCATGGCACGGGCGCGGTGAAGACGGCCGGGTCGGCGGTGGCCGCGAAGATCAGCGACGGGTCACTGGACACCGGCACGACATAGCTGACGCTCGCCGCCGGCGTGCCGGGCAGCGTGACGGACGTGGAGACATCGTACGCGGTGCCGCCGACCACGACCCGGCCGCTGATCGTGGCCGAACTCGGGTTAACCGGGTCATTGCCGGTTACCGTGTACGTGGCGGTCAGGGTGGAACCGTGGGCGGGCGCGGCCGGGGTTGCGCTGAGTGAGCAGCTGATGGCCATGGCATCGGACCTCTTTCGCGGAATCGGTTACCAAACCAAGGATAATGACCCGAACGCCTGGCGGACCAGCGAACGGATGGTGAACGTGCGTACCCGGCCGTATTTGCTGAGTCGTACTACCAGGTACCCGCGGCTGTTGACCTGGGGTTTCAGCAGCCCGCCATGCGTACCGCCACGGGGCAGGCTATAGACCCGGCCGGCGTCGGATACCTCGTAAAATCCCGCGTACCCGGGCACCGGCAGCCATCTCTCCTGCTCAGGCGCACAGGACCCATGCTATCTGGCAGGTACCAAACTGGCTGAGTTACGCTGGCCAGGATAATGCTGAGGCCCCGTAGCTGCCCGGTCCAGGCGCACGGATGGCGGAGCCGGCTCCCGTTCACTTCATGTGAGGAGCTGGTTCATCAGTGAGTCGTATTCACGGCCGTAACGGCATCGCGTACGTTGCCGTAGACGGATCAACGGGCGCCAACCCCACTGCTGCCCCCATGGCCTTCCTCAGTGCGTGGTCAATGAACTTCACGGTAGCCAAAGTTGACGTAACGGCCATGGGCGACCAGAACTTGATCTGGGTCGCAGGTCTCCCTGACGCATCAGGCGACTTCACCGGGTTCTACGACACCAGCACTGCCCAGACGTACGTGGCTGCCACAGATGGCCAGCCACGTAACTTCTATCTCTATCCGTCGTCTATTCCCGCACTCATCAACGAGTATTTCTTCGGCCTCATCCTTCCCGACTATAGCATTACGGGTGGTGTGACCGCAGCCGTCTCTTTGAAGAGCACCTGGAACGCTGCCTCAAGAATCCAGCGTTACCCAACTTATGGATTGCCGGGGACTTAATAACCTCGGTACGCCAACAGTTCCAAATATACACGTATCCGATTTTTCAGGTATACTGGGTACGTGATAGACCAACCCTGCATAATCGAAGGCTGCAAGCGATCCCCGCAACACGCCTACGGCTGGTGCCGGGCGCACTACATGCGCTGGCGCCGCTACGGGGATCCGCTGGGCGGCAAGCCCCGCTACGAGGAGTGCACCGTGGACGGCTGTGACGTGAAGCATTACGCACACGGCTGGTGCCGGGCGCATTACGATCGCTGGAAGCATTACGGCGACCCGCTCGGCGGTCCGGTACATTACGACAAGTGCCGTGCCGGAGACTGCGAACGGCCGATACACATCCAGGGCTGGTGTTCCCCGCATTACTATCGTGTGCAGCAGTACGGTGACCCGCACGCCGGCACGCCAATCAAGCCCTTCCGGGGGCGCGAGCGCCGTTGGGCGAAAGCACCGGAGAAATGCTCGGTCGAAGACTGCGGCAAGGCGCCTGCCGCCCGGGGGCTGTGCACGAAGCACTACTACCGATGGCGGGTAAACGGCGACCCCCTCAAGCTGAAAACCCGGGCCAAGGGAGAAGGCACCCGGTACGTCAACAACCAGGGTTATGTAGTCCTCAAGTGGATGAAGAAGGGGGTCGAAGTCACCGTCCTGGAGCACCGGCTAGTGATGGAGCAGGTACTCGGCCGGGAACTGTACCCGTTCGAGAACGTGCACCACAAGAACGGCGTCAAGACGGACAACGACCCGGGCAACCTGGAGGTCTGGGTCCGGTCGCAGCCTGCGGGCCAGCGGCTGGAGGATCAGATCAGGTTCTACGCGTCGCATTACCCGGCTGAGCTGACGGAGGCTCTAGGTATAGACGCATCGCGGACGCCGACGTTCGTCCCGTAAGACAACAGCAAACCGGTTTACCGCGCACGGCCCCCGTGTCACTGCGGGGGAGCTGCCCCGTCCCCGATGAGAGGAGCAGCCCGTGTCCGAGGAAGCCGGGCTCGACATCGACTTTGACGCGGAACTGGCGGGCATCCAGGGCCAGGTGGCCGGGGTCAGCCCGCCGCCGTCCAGTGCGGAGGTCGAGGTGGCCGGGAAGGCGGTCACGTCCGACCGGACCGTCGAGTTCATGGGCAGGACGTTCAGGGTCGCCGACAAGGT